ATAGATTTAAAATATATTATCGTGTTCATAACAACTTCCTTGTTCGCTATTTTAACATGGTCTCTAATTACCTTAATAGACGTAAAGAGCAATGTGGACACAATAAAAGGCGAACTAACAGGAGTGGAAAAAAACATAAATAGAATTTACGGATATGTAAATAGTAAAAAATAATGCAAGACGATACTTTAAAAGAACTTCACACAAGATTAGCTGAAAGGTTGCTAGACAGAATTAAAGAAGATGATGTTAAAGCATCAGATTTAAATGTAGCACGTCAATTTTTACGTGATAACGGAATTGATTGCGTACCTACAGAAGGAAGTCCATTACAAAAATTAGCTGATGAACTACCTTTTAGAATACCTGAAGCAAAAGAAAAATTACCTAATTAATGTTTGATGAAAAATTACGAGACTTTAGAAATTTTCTGTATTTGGTATGGAAACATTTAAAATTACCAAACCCTACTAAAATTCAATATGATTTAGCTAACTACCTACAGCATGGAACTCAAAGACAAATAATCTGTGCATTTCGTGGGGCAGGGAAATCATGGATAACTAGTACTTTCGTTTTGTGGAAATTATTATTAGACCCACAATTAAATATTTTAGTTGTTTCTGCTAGTAAAAATAGAGCAGACGATTTCTCACAATTTTGTTTGAGAATTTTATCGGAACTACCATTGCTGCAACATCTGTACCCAAAAGATGCACAAAGACAATCAAAGATTAGTTTTGATGTTGCACCTGCGTTGGCTAGTCATCAACCCAGTGTCAAGAGTTTAGGAATTTTCAGTCAGTTGACTGGCAGCAGAAGCTCAATAATTATTGCAGACGATATTGAGACATCTTCTAATTCACAAACTCAATTAATGAGAGATAGGTTAAGTGAAGCTGTGAAAGAGTTTGAAGCAATTCTGATGCCTGACGAAAATTCAAGAATTATTTTTCTTGGGACACCACAATGCGAATTTTCAATTTATAACAAACTTCAGGAACGTGGTTATAAAATAAGATATTGGACTGGTCGTTATCCAACTGAACAGCAATTAAAAAGTTATGGTTCTAATTTAGCTCCTATAATTGCAAACACTTGGACGCATGAGTTGGTAAAAAAACCTACAGAACCCACAAGGTTTGACGAAAAGGATTTACTAGAACGAGAAGCATCATTTGGAAGATTAGGGTTTAACATGCAATTCATGTTGGACACAACATTATCTGACTTAAATCGTTATCCATTAAAATTATCAGATTTAGTTGTTATGAATTTAAATTTAGACAACGCACCAGAGAAGGTGATTGCTGCCAACAGTCCAGAATTACGTCACGAAGATTTAGCTAATGTCGGTTTACAAGGAGATAATTCTTTTTATCGTCCCATGAAGGTTCAAGGAGAGTGGCTACCCTACACTGGTTCAGTAATGAGTATAGACCCCAGTGGGAAGGGCGTTGACGAAACAGGTTACTGCGTATGTAAATTTTTAAATGGAAATTTGTATATCACAGACAGTGGTGGTTTTTCAGCAGGTTATACAGAACATGTTTTAAATAAATTAGTTCTTATAGCTAAAAAGAATAAAGTTAATAAGATTTTAATAGAAGACAATTTTGGTTCAGGAATGTTTGAGACAATATTAAAACCTTATTTAAATAAAGAATATAGATGTACGACAGAATTAATAAGACAGACGACTAATAAACACAGAAGAATATTAGATACTTTAGAACCACTTATTTCACAACACAGAATTATTATTGATAAAAAGGTTGTTCAAAATGATTATGAATTAACTAATAATTTATATTCACCAGAAAAAGCACTTCAATATCAACTTTTCTATCAAATCAGTAGATTGCAAAAATCTGCAAATACACTGAAACATGATGACCGAATTGACGCTTTACAGATTGCTTGTTCTTATTTTCAAAAGCAACTAGCAAAAGACCAAGACCTAGCTTTTCGTCAAAGAAAAGAAGATTTATTCAATATAGAAATGGATAAATATTGGGGAACTAAAACCAATAATTCTTGGATTAAACTGTAACCTAATCCCATTATGCAATTGCTTTTCGTGGGAGTAGGAACGTCTGGGAGACTGGGCGTTCCGCTAAAGTATACCTAAAGAAACATTAATTGAGTGCCACTTTTGGAAAGACAACACATGTTTAACGATAAGTGTTGTTTTTACTGATTTTTTAATAAAGTGCCACTACTGTAGTACTTAAAGTACTTACTATAAGTTCTATAGGTAAACTATAGTATAAAAGCTAGAAAGAACATCATCAACAAGCACTTATGTAATAAGCTATTGATGAAACCTTTCCATTACCTTTTGTTATGACTAAATATCCTACTTTTAATAATAATAAAGTTCTATATCTCAAATCTTTGACTAAAGATTACAAACCAAAGATAGATACATTTCCTAAAGATATACTAAAGGCACTTGAAGTAATGGGGGTAGATTTAGTTAAAGGAAAAAAACCTGTCGACCTAAAGGTTGATAAACAGCAAGGTAGAGACTTCATACTTGCTCATGTAGAAGAATTTTTACACAGTGCGGTGGATTACACCATGATGGACACAATGAAAGAAAAATGGGGTTGTCCGAAAGATTTAGCATAAAAATTCGACAGGTAGATGAATAGCACTCAATATTTTTTTTCCCCCTGACCCCAAATTAAATTTAGATGGGGGTGGGTAGGTCTAAAAATAAACAACGCAACGAAAGTTGCACAGAAAGTCATAGTTTTTATTGTCTGGCAACAAAACGCACTAGTCTACAACACTAATGTTTAAATTTTTGCAGGATTTTTTAATTTCTTTTCTAAAAAAATTATTTGCAATCGTTTCTCTCATTATCTGTTTTAGAATTTTATACTCTTGGCGTTGTGATAGTGGGATTTAATCGCTATAATAGTTGTATGGTTAAATTAAAGAAAAAAACTCTGACATCTACTAGTAAGTCTTCAGGCAAATCCAAACCTGTCGTCTACACTGGAACTAAACCTAAAGTTATAAAAGATATAGATAAGTGGTTCAATCAATTCAAGATAGAAGTTTTATATTCAAAGGTAAGAGCAAACAGAGAAGCACTTCGTAAACTTCATGGCAAGTCTTTTGATGACTGGTTTAAGAAAGTGGATAAGCTGCCATTAATTGAAGAACATAAAAAAGATTACATAAAGTATTTAAAGCAAATTAAGAATACGAAAGGTTTATTTAAAAGTTTACAAAAAGAAATTGTAAGCGAACCAGAATTTAATGAAGACAGTCCACCAAAAAACTCTGACAACTCACCAAGTGCGTTAGCATATAAATTAAATAAAATAAGTGCTGATGCTATGGGTATGTCTGTAGCTGATTATTTAATAGATAGACGAAAAAGAAATAGAGAAGAAGCTGAATACAATAGGACACACTGGGTTTCACCTTTAACTGAAGGACAAATATTTACTATTCTATATCTAAATGAAAACAAACCTTACAAATACATGGGTAAGCCAGTGGGTTATGTAAATACAAGAATGATAGAGAACTACAAAGATTTCAATAAGGGGTGGAAAGAATATAAGTCAAAGAAGGATAAAACGGATAAAGCATTGACTGGCATCTTTCAAGTACCTGAACCATTAAGAAAATTTAGGGAAGATTTTGACAGATTATCTAAAACACTTCGTACAACCTTTGAACCCATGATGAAGATAAGGCGTGACTGGTTTCAACCATTTAATCTTTCAGGACTTGGCGTACCTGAAGGTACTAAAGGTTTATTAGATACTCCTGACGAAAGAATAGTCAGAAAAAGAGATAATGGTTTAAATGCTTATGCAGTTAGAATAGATGCTGAAACTCCTATTGATTTAGTGAAGCATTATTTAAAGACACATAAAGACCCAGAAAAGCTAGATTATGCTGTGGTTTCTTATGATAACGCTGTAGCACTAGCAGAAACAGTTGGAATGTTACCGCAGGAATTATTCAAGATTACCTGTGATTATATAAAACTACGACAAAAGGACTTTGCAAAACGTATTGTTGAAACAGAACAAACGTATCTAGTGGAAATGTTAGTCAGTGAATTTAAAGAAAGAATATTAGCTGCACAACAAAAAGGTTTAGTAACATACACAGTAACTAAATTTTATAATTCGGAATATGTTCAAAACTGGTTAAAGAGAACTGGTTTAAAATATGATTACAAAAGGTTTGATGCACAATTAAAGAAGTGGGTTAAAATATTTACAAGTGTTGCGAAGAAAAAAGTAAATTAAAATCCCAACACTGTTGGGAAAATTTAAAAAACCTTTATTTATAAAACGAATTTCATTTATTCCGAACACTGTTGGGAATGTTAGTTCGGCAGACAAAAAAATAATCACCATATTCATGTTATAATACGACCACTGGCTAAAAAAGTTTGGCAGGTGTTTATCCTTTCTTTCTTTCTACTGTCAAACCTTTAGCCAGTTAATGTTAACCAAAGAAAAAGGATAAAGGAATGAATGTTATGAAGACAAATACGAAGAAGCTGCATCACAGCTATTTAGAAAACTGTATTCGAATTAATAATTACGAAGCAGATACAATCCAAAAAACTCTGACAATAGCAGGTCACAAAACTTGCAGTATATGTAAGAGAATTTTTATTGGTCATGGACATAATCCACAACCAGTAGCTAACCTAAAGGTCTCTAATAGGTGTTGTCGTGTATGTAACGATACAATTGTTATTCCCAGAAGATTTAGGGAACTCAACATGGAGATAAACTAATGAACCCATCAAAATATAAATCAGTCAGCATGGGAATTAAATCGTGGCAACTAGCGACTGAACTAACAAAAACAATACTACCAAATACTACTTTCAGTAGGTCACAAGTAGTTACGTTTGCACTCAATAGATTAGCTAGAAGTGTAACAACTATAAATCCTA